ATCATCGAACTTGGTAAAGATAATACAGCCCCACCCGGCGTGGACCTCGGTCTCATAATGACACGCCCCTCGGGGTCCAGTAATGTCGCCGTGATTTTCGATGAAAATACAGATACCCTCGAACTTGGGTACACACTCGATGGTGCCTCTGACACAACCATCGCCATGGACTTGGCACCATTGAGTGTGAATGTGAATGGAAACCTTTCCGTCACATCAAACTTGGAGGTGGGTACGGCGAACCTCTTTGTGGATACGGTGAATTCTAGGGTCGGTGTGGGGACCTCGATCCCCACAGAGTCCCTAGATGTGGTGGGGAACATGAACCTCCAACAGGTGTCGAACGTCGCCTCCATCAAGTTGAACTCCAACGTGGTCACGGAGTTTCCCCGCTCCAAGAAACTCATCAAGTACCCGAGGGTGGCTTTGACGAGTGCTGCACTTAACTCCGCATATGAAAATGGATATAAGGTTACGTTTTCACACGAAAACGTTTCGTATAGGGCGTGGGAAGCGTTTGACGCGAACCCTGGTGATACTGTGGGATGGCATAGTGCTGATGCAACCGGTTCTACCATCGCATATAACGGGACAGGTGGTCTCTACTCAGGAACTACACGATTAGCTACGGAAACGGAATTGGGTGAGTGGCTTGGATTGGAACTTCCAGAAGCCATCAAATTAATGAATGTGAACATAGTATCACAATCCTATAGCCCCGCGACGAATACCATAGACAATTTCGTCGTCTATGCGAAAAAGCAATCTGGGGATACGTGGACCAGTCTCGGTACATTTACTGGTGTGGCTGGGGCTCAAAATTCTGCGGCTGGTGTGACCGTGAATGTCGATGCGAATGATTATTATAAGTTTTTTGCTATCGTAGCAACAAAACGTGATTCAGCTGGGACGAATACCGGTGTTTCCATTCGAGACCTCTCCTTCTTCGGCATCCCCGAATACGATCCCGAGGCTCACGGAACTGACGTGGTGGTCAAGTCTGTCCCCAACGTACCCAACACGGATTGGTTGGAGGTCTACTATGATGCGAAAAACTATTCAGGAACAGGTGACGTTCAAGATGAGACGACTAATAATAGGGACGCTGAGATGAATGCCACATTTGATAATGGCACGATAAAAGCGTTTAATTTTACCGGTGCCTACACGAGTAATGTTACTACAAGTGACCATGGTTTGGGAACGGGTGATGTGGCATATACCGTATCATACTGGTTTAAAAGAATACAGCAACGCAATACTTATGATTATTTATACATCGCAGGTAATGGTGGAACTACTGGTCAGGCATCCCTCATGTGGATTTTGAATGACCAGCTATCTCTCGATCACTGGAGTACTCAGACTAGGTGGAATGAACCAATACAGAATAACAGATGGTATCACGTTGCGGCTGGCCATAGGGGTGGAGAAGCGGTGACAAATGATTTTCTGTTTATAGACGGACAAAACGTGGGCGTGCCTATATCAGCTCCGCAAACATTTGATTTGCAGGGATCTAAATTGACACTGGGAACCAGTCATAACTCGACGGATGAATTCCTTGAGGGTTCCATCGCGAACTTCCGCCTCTTCAACCGGGCCCTGACCACCGACGAAATCTACCAGTTGTACGCCTACCAGAAGGAATATTTCGGGCACGGGGACTTGGGCATGACCCTCAAGGCGGGGCGTTTGGGGATCGGGACTTCGGAGCCTAAGGCGGCTTTGGATGTGAGGGGGGATATCATGGGTGGGTGTCCGGTATTTTTTAATGCATATCGAGATGCCGGAAATACTGGTGGGGCTGTTAATCCACTCATATGGAATCAAGTGACCATAAATAAAGGTGGGGGTTATGACAATACTACCGGTAAGTTTACTGCATCGGTAAGTGGATATTACAGATTTGATGTTTATCTTTCGATAGAAAACACTGGTTCAGGTAGTTCTATCGCTCTTCAATGGAGAAAAAATGATGTAGACTTGACACAAAAGATGTATGGTTGGGCAAATATTAGTAATCACATCAACGTTGCTGGAAACATAACAATTTACTTGCTGTCCGGTGACACATTTCACGTCAGACAGATTTCCGGTGCAATGGCTGCTGACACTTCCAACGATGGACAAAGTTATACGAATGGATTCAGTGGTTTTTATTTGTCATCTTAATTATAAATGAGTCACTTAGTCTATAAAATAATAACTGAAGTATACACTCCTCCTCCCGGGTTCTCATATGGTTCCACTTGGGAATCCATCATATTTCCCGAAGGCTATGAAAAACCCCCAAAGGAGGAGTTTGAGGCCAAGCTCCAAGAACTCATCGATGCTCAACCCATCAAGGAACTCCGCCAAGAACGCAACAGGCGCCTCACAGAATGTGATTGGGTCGTCATTCGGGCGACATCTACAGACACACCCATTCCAGAAGAGTGGAAGGTGTACATGCAAGCTCTCAGGGACCTCCCCTCCACAACCGAAGACCCAGCGAACCCGGTTTGGCCAACTGCCCCGACTTCGTAGAACTCGTTCCAATCAACTTCACCCCAAACTTTACAAACTGAACAGAGTTTCTAAAGTTCGTCGAATGTCTCATTTCTTTTTTTCATCCCTTATAATAACAATGCCCATCGGGGCCAGTGCCGGTACTCTAGATATCGAGAATGCGACCCTCAGGTCGAACGCAATCGCGGTGCTGACGAATCTGGTCGCAGGGAACGATCAGGTTCGCCAAAGTGGGCCCCCAGCCCTCGAAGTGTACGGTGACCCCTCTCACGGCGGAAACGAAGCCAGGCTGGAACTCGTGTCGAACCTGAGTGTTGAGAATTCGAAATCCTTCACCAGGCTCACCTCCAACGCGGGGGTCTTCAGTATCCAGTCGGGTACGGACGGGACGACCAATGGACCCATCACCTTCGGGGGGTTCAGTAATGAACGTATGCGTATCGCCGCCGACGGGAATGTGGGGATTGGGACGAATAGTCCAAATAAATTACTCGAAATTTCCGGTGCGAGTGGTTTAGATAATTCATCACCAGTTCATTTTAGGATAACAAACACGCAAAGTGCTACCAATGGTAACCCATTTACGGATATTACAAAACCAGCTGCTTTAATTTCATATTACACATCTGATACGAGTACTGCGGGACCAGGTGATGTAGCAGGTATAGGTTTCCGACCGGAGTCTTTATTGGGTGGAGATACCGCGTTATGTTTTTATACAGACTCTGATAGTACTGACGACCCAGTAGCGCCTTTACAAGAACGCATGTGTATAACACATGACGGCAACGTCGGGATCGGGGTGACGAATCCTGGTGTTAAATTACACTTGTTGGGGGTTGGAACTGACTCGGGTCCTAGATTGAGATTTGAGACCCTAAATAATGGCAATAGCCAGTACACTGTGAGTGGGAAGGAGATAGGTGGCATCCAATTTGGTGCGGATGACTATGTCTGGAATACGCAACACATGTCTTCCGAGATTGTTGGTATACATGATACTCCGAATTACAGTGGTGCTCGGGGTATACTCGCGTTTAAGACGACATCAACTCAGGGCTCAAACCCCACTGAAAAGATGCGTATCAGGTACGATGGCAACGTCGGTATCGGCACGACGAACCCATCAACATACTTACATTTAAGCGCCAAGAATAGTAACCCTGGTGCTACAGAGGGGGACTTCATAGGTACCCACAACTTAACAGAGTATATGCGATTTACAAGTCAGGGTGACAGTGGGGATGTAAATGCAGTATCTGTCGGTTTCAAACTTGGCGCCGATGATAATCACGCTTCGGGTCCAGATGGTCGTCTAGACATTTGTGCGAATGACGGGGGAATTGCGGGTAACGATTATGGAACCACACCCGACAGAACTATAGCCACATTTTTAGGCTCGGGCAACGTCAGTATTCCTGACGGTATCCTAAATATTACAGATAATGCTACGAGGAACAGGGTCATGCGACTTGGTGTTACAAGTGGTGGTACGGGTATGGGTTTCTATATGGGGACAGGTGGCGGCAATGTTTGGGCTACCACAGGTATACCTATGACGGTCAATAATACTGGTGGTGGTACTGTTCTATTCGTATTCAATATAAATAGAAGTGGTGGGGACGCGACGAGTAGTCACTTCTATATGATTCGAAAACGTCATGACGGTGGTAGCAATTGGACATCGACGTCGACTACTGTTCAGCAGCTTGCGTATTTAACAGGTACGAGTGGTAATGGTACTGTTTATTTTCGACAAAATAATAATTATTTAGAGTATAAATTCAACGCGGGTGGTAATGGACATTTTTACGCGATTGAGTGTGATTAATATTATATCAACCTTATAATAAATGGGAATCATTGTCGCAGACGAGCTCGATTTAATGAACAATGGGGTTATAGTCACAAATTGTTATGTCAATATAGACATGATCACAATTGAAAAATCAAATATACCAGATTTTAAATATGTGATCGCGGCTTGTAAGCAAATTTTCGTAAACAAATTAATGAGAACTAAACAAAACAGAAATGTAATCTCCACTGAACGTATCAGTATAACAAGCAACGTACTAACTAATATAGAAGACCAACTCTATACTGCATTGAAAACTGAATATACATCGTATACAGATGATTTATAAATATCCACCCTTCTTCCAAATTGTGTCCCAGTTTGTAAAAAGTTTCTCGTCCCGAGTGGTGTCGTCGCTCGTATCAAACCCAAAGTCTTTCAGACTTTTGCCCACTTAAAAATAAACTCTCCATATAATATAAAATGTCTGGTGGTATCGCCCAACTCGTCGCTGTCGGTGCTCAGGATGTGCATCTCGTCGGTCAGCCCGAAGTCAGCTTTTTCAGGTCGACGTACAAGCGTCACACGAACTTCTCCCAAACTGTCGAGCGTCAGGTCATTCAGGGCAACGTCTCGAACAACGGTATGTCCACCATC